CCGCCTGTGTTGATGTCAGTACCTTGGCGCAGCATGAACTGCACCTTGGCGTAAATCTGCTCTAGCGTGCCGCCATTGCCTTCGATGATGATCTTGAAGTTGCGGTTGGTTCCTGCGATAGAGCGTGTCTGATCTGCGGTGTAGTACGCCACAGTGATGCCGGAGTAGGGAGCGCCGGACATAGCTGCGTCGCCAGTAGCTTGCACAGAGCCAAGCAAGCCAGTGATTTTCAAGTCATCCTCATTGGACACCAGAAAGTTGACCTTGTTGGCTCCAGTACCTGTAGCACCTGTGTCTGCCAGCACGGAGGACTTGAACTTTTTGCCGTACTCACGGGCGAACGTCTTGGCGTAGGTGCGCTTATCGAAGTTGCCGTTGGCTGCGTTGCCAAACACCTTCACGCCCACGTTGAACTGGTCAGTAAACGGGAAGTTGACCGCAGCGTCCGCTGGAGCCAAGTGGTAGTAGGGCTGGACAGTAGTTGCCGGGGTCAGACCACCCAGACCAATGAAGCCTGCGAACTGTTGCAGCAATGCACCTGTGTTGTCGAACTCAGACCAGCCGCCGTCACGCAGCATATTGCGCGTGGCATTGGAGTCCACATTAGAGAATGTCCAGCCAGAAAAGCTGGAGCCATCCGTGCCGATCTGGAACTGCCCCGACAAGGCATCAATACCATAGGCCGGAAATGGACTGTCCTGATAGGTAGAGGTGGCCCAAAGACTAACCAGCTTGGAGTAAAGCGCCTGCCAAGTCACGCCGTCTTTAGCCACCAGCGCACCACCGGCATTCAGCGTAATAATTCGTCCGGGTTCGTCAATGGTTAAGTTAGTGCCTACGATTAGGGCGGCTTGTGAGGTGATTTTTGGCATGATGACTCCTATGCTGCGTAGTTGCGGTCAACAGTTAAGCTGACGGGGATGGATGAATCTGTGCTGGTAAGCGCCAGATTGCGAATGTATTGAGGAACAAAGCCAGCGTTGATAAACCCAATGTCGATGCTCGGCGTACCCTCGTACTGGAAGGCGTATGTAGTACCTGCGCCAGCGTCAACACTTGCCAGAATGGTCGATGTGCCAGCGGTCAGTACCACTACGTCCGTGCCTGTGGGTAGACCAGTGAAGGTGATGGTGTTCACAGACAGCGGATACAACTTGGTGTCACGGTCAGTCTGCGTTGTAGTCAGTGCCACCCGAAGGTTAGTCAGCACGTTTCCAGCGTTGGCAGTCAAACAGGTAGCGCGAATCTTCAACCGGAAGCCTGCGGTGCTGTTGAACGTCTGCCCGATCAGTGTTGCGGCATTCAGCGCCAGCCAAGTGCCACCGTAGCCAGAGCCTGTATCGACTTGAAACTCCAGCGTGTGGTTGCCCCATGTGGAGCCGCTGGAGAAGGTTACGTTCGTGCCAGTGATGGTTGGTGCGCTGTTGGTGAAAGCGGTATAGCCCACCGCAAAGAACGGCATTTCCCAGACTACTTGGTCGCCAACTTTTGTCAGCAGCACGGAGCCGCTGGAGTTGAACTGAGGTGTGCCGCCCGTGGTTACGCATTGCGCTGCACTGGCAGAGGTTGGCTCGTTGCAAAGAATCTCGGCAAAGCCAGCTGTAGTCGATGTGAACCGAGTTAGCCAGTGGGTTCCGTACACCGAAATCTGCCCGCCAGTGCCGCCAGTCAGCATTGCGTTTTTTATCACCGCATTCAATCCTGCCACCACAGAAGTATCCGCAGTGTCGCCGCTGATGTTCTCCACCAGAATGTTAGTATCGCTGTTCAGAAAAGCATACGGCCCAGAGCGGGTGTTGCTTACATAGCACCGCTTCATGGTGATACCGTCGTTGTTGCCTGCGCCGTTGACAATGAGGCCCGTGACTGACGCATTCATGACCAGCGGCGTGGTGTAAGTCGTGCCGATGTTCTTTATCAGCGTGTTGTAGCAGGCGTTGCCTTGCACCAGCCCGTTATAGGGGCCGACAGCAGCGTTGGGCATGGCGAAGCCATTGACTACGGTATCCGCACAACCCGTGGAGAAGTCCAGTGCGTACATGGCGTTGGTCGATGTGGTGGTCGTGGTGATCGTGTGGTCGTAATAGCTCAGGTTGTTGAACGTGCAACGCTGTGCGCCCACAAACAGGCCACGGCCACCGATAAAGGTTTCGTTGGTAAAGGTGCAGGCGACCGCCTGTGTGCTGGTGATAGCGCCCGTAGTTCCGTTACCGCGCAGGGTGCCGGAAAGGTACTTGTTACCGCTGAAAGTAACCCCGGTTGCGAAGTTGATAGAGCCAATGTACGCACCCGAAGCAGCCAAGCTGAATCGGTTGAACACGCTGTTTTGAATCGTGCCACCCGCAAAGCAGGAACTCACGTTGAGCGCGAAGTTAAGCTGGGCCTGTGTTGGTGCAACTATGCAGTCGTCCACATCCAATGGCGATGCAATCTCGGACAGCACCATAGAGTCAGCAATAGCGCACGACTTGTACTTGACGTAGAACGCCTGAGAAAAGTTCATGTACCACTGCGACATGACCCCGCGAAGGTCAAAGAATCCAGCGCCCGTGGTGACGAACTCTTGCCGTGTGCCGATGGTTGCGTTTGGCAGTACCCGTGGGCCAGTTCCTGAGACTGTGCGGGTGCTGTTGGTCAGCAGAGTTGCGGGTATGCGAACCTTGCGCCCTGCTCCGGGCAAAAAGAACACGTTGTTTGTACCGTCATTTCCGATGCGGATGCCACCCGTGGTCTGGGTGATGACCTTCATGGATGCATCTGTGCGGTGGGTCGCCAGTGCAACAACAGTACCCACGGAAGCATAGGGTTCGTACACCCCAGTGCCTACTCCGGTTTCAATCCACACGCCCGGAAACGTGCTGGCGTTGGTGGCAGTGGTTGGACAAGAGATAATCTGTCCAGCCGTACCACTGGTTGTGCCAATCTCAAACCACGCCTCAACCGACTCTACTTTGCCGACACGGGGAACGGTGATGGTCGCAATCGTGTCGCCGCGCACCTCAATCCAGCCCTGCACATCGGGGCCAGAGCAAGTAGCAGTGATGCCAGTCAAAGCACCCGCTGCGAAGTTGCCACCTGTAACGCCACCGATCTTGATGAAGCCAGCCGCACCAATGGCTGCTCCGGGCACGATGCATTCGGTTTGCCAATTGGTTGTCCACGCGCCCAAGAACACACCCGACACACCGCCTTGGCTGATGGTTGCACCGAATGCTGGAGAGTTACCAGAGCCAGCCGTGTACGCAATCACGCGCACATACGTTGGGTCAAAGCGAAGTGTGCCGCCTGTGCCAGTGAAAGTTACCGTGTCTAAGCTGCCGCCAGCTACCGAGTGGTTCAGGCAGGCATTGGTGTCTGTGCGTACTACGAATGTGGACTGGTTGGAAATCGCATAGGTATCCAGCGTGGCATTGACGCTGGGCGTAGTTTGGGCGTCAAAGTACGTCAGAGCCCCGCTATTGATCGTGTAGGCCGTCATTTAGCCTTCTTCGCCTGCTTCTGCGTGACCTTGCCGCCAGTCACATTGCCGTCTTTGTCTTTGCTCAAGACAATCTCTTTCGTCACTTCTCCTTGGCCATCAATCTGCACGTTTACATTGATAACAGGCGGGGTTGACTCTTTTTCTTCCGGCTCTTTGGCTTCTTCCTTGGCTTCTTTGGCCTCTACGTCGGCTTTGACCTTCTCGATAGCCTTTTCAGACTGCTCAATGGTCTTTTCGATGGCCTTCTCAAGCTGTGCCACGGTCTTTTCGTGGGTTTGCTCTACCTTCGCAATGGCTTTTTCATGCTCTGCTATGGCTTTGTTGCTATCCGTAACCATATCTGCAACCTGCTTTTGCAAGTCCGTCAGTTTGGACAGCAGTGCATCTACTTCGTTGCGCTGGTTGGCCTGAATGCGCGCCGCTTCTACGGTTGCGTCGGCGTTAATGCGCGCTTTCTCGATTTCAGTCTCCTTGCGGGCTTCAATCTCACGCTCTTTGGACAATCCAACCAGGGTTTCTTGCTCCGCCTTCACTGTCAGCTCACGGATGCGGTCATCAGCCTTGATCTTTGACTCGTAAATCAGCCGGTCAGCATTGGTTTGTGCCTCTTGAAGCTGTTGTGTGAGTGCTGCAAGCTGCTGCTGTGCCGACTCAAGCTCTGGGTTGGCCTGTGGCTGTAGCTGGGCCATCGCTGTGGCCGCATCTGCTGCAAGCTTCTGTGCATTGGCCTGCTTCACAGCGTTTTCAGCCTGAATGCCCTGTACTTGAAGCTGCTTCATCATCATTTGCTCTTGCTGCATCTGCTGCTGCGCCTGAATTTCCTCGGGCGTGGGCTTCTTGCTCGGGTCAGTCTGCCCGTTGACCTTGCGGATACGCTGCAACCATTCCTCTTTGTTTGGCAAGTCCCACAAGTCCACCACCAAATCCAGCATGGAGATAGCCACCTCTGGGGGCAATGTCTGCATCAATTGCGTCATCGTTTCCTGCGCGGCTTGGCGCAGGCTGGCTCGGAAGTCTTGCTCGTCCACCACAAAATCAGCCTTGCTGGCCGTGATGTCGTTCAGGATTTCACCGGTAGCAGGGTCCATCGTGTTGATCGGCACCCAGTCAACCGGCTGGTTTTCGCCCACAATGCGCATCACCTTCGGCTCGGTGTAAAACTGCTCCATCAGGGCCAGTAGCTTCTCGCCCTGCTGCTGGATGCACAGTCGCATGTTGTCAAACAGGTTTGCAGTGACCACGCTGCCCTGCTCCTGCCTTGCCAGAATGGCCTTGCCGGATGTGGCGTTGGTGGACTGGCCAAGGTTCTCGCTGGTAACGCCTGACACCTCTTGGATGTAGTTTTCGGCGTTCTGCATCATTTCCAAGTTGCCTTGGAACTCACCAGCTGGCTTCTCAAACTTCAATTCCTTGCCAGGATTCTTGATGATGATGGCATCGGGCCGCGCTGCCTCTTGCCGGATGTCCTCAATGTCATCCACTGCACCCTTGTCCATCACCACGCGGTTGGCCGATAGGATATAAAGCGCCTTAGACCGGCGTTTGTTCAGATCCTCCTGCGGGTCACGGATGTCGCGCACCACGCCATAGGGCATGCCGTCCCTTGCCCTGCGGTAGCACCACATAGCAGTCAGGGGGAATTTGCGGTGCCGGTAGGGGCTTGGACCATCCCACAATGGCATGCCGGATGTGAAAAGCATGACCCGCATCTGGTTCTGCACCCCGCCGACTATTGGGGGAGCGTACTTCTTGACGATGAACTGGTGGTATTCGTCCTTGGGGTCGAACACTTCACCCCGCATCTGGCCACTGGCGAAGTATTTGACCGGCATCGGTACCGTGTACCAACCCTCGTTGATCCGGACCTGTTCGCGCCTGCCAACATCGGATTGACCGCTGGCCACGTATGCGCCACGCTGGCCAAGTGTCCCAGCTGACCCGTTGAAGCTGCCGTTTCCGTCAACGTCACGCTGGTTGACCATGCGCTCACCCAAATACCACACGCTTTCTTCTTCGTCCTCAAAGCCGGTAATGCCGCCGCTGCTCAATGCGCTGCTGCTGTCGGGGAACATTGCGCATGCCATGTCCATGTCCACAACCTTGGAGCGGATCTGGTACCGGCCGTCCGAATAGTCCAACTCACGGCTGCGGCTGTCTTGGTACACATTGCGCCAGTTTTCGGAGCGGGCGAAGATCAGCTCGTCGCTGGGATCGGCGCTGATACCTTCTTCCATCCATCCAAGGCCTGCAATGACGCAGTTCTTGAATGCCTCGGACCGGTGGAATGGGAGCTTGTTGACATCGCTCACGTATTTGAGGAGCTTCTTCTTGGTCTGAGCGCCCTTCTCGTCGTTGGCCTCACGCGGTAGCACGTTGTAGTCAAAGCGGGTTCGCTTCTCCGTGCCCATGATCCAGTTGATCGTCGGCTTGATCTTGTTGAACACCAATGGGGCTTGACCTCGGGCCATCAACTCCACTGCATCCTGCTCGGTCCATTGCAGCGAGTCGTAGTAGTCCTCGTCCACGGCCATCTGGTAGCGATTCTCGGACTGGCGTGACTTCTCATCCTCCAGCCGCTCCATCATCTGAGAATGGCGACGATCAAGGCCAGGATCTGACTTGCCATCGCCCCCAGTGACCGTTTCTTCAACGTCCTTGACGGTGAAAAGCTGGGTATCTTCTCGATCCTTTGACTTCTGCCAATCGCTCATACAACAGCCTCATGTACGGTTTGACCGTCTTTCTTGATCGCCAGCTCAATGCCCTTGAGTGCCTTGGGCTTGAATAGCGCCTGTGGCTGGCTGGTTGGCATGCGGATCAGGTCTTGCAGGCCGTCCAGAATAATGTCCATGACGCGGAAGATGGTCGATTTGTCCGGATGCGTGTCCGTAATCTTGCAGTACATGAACGCCGCCTTCATCAAATCCGGCGTTGGCTTGCCCTTGCTTGTGGCAAACCGGTAGGCTTCTTCAGCCGGCAAGATGTAGGTTCCATTGCCGTCGCGCTTGACCGCTGGGCGCAAGCACATGCACGGCTGCGGCTCCTTGGACTCATGGTTGGTGTCAACCCATTGGAAAATGCACTCGATGTCGCCTTTGGTGCGGGTAAGCCATGCTTCCGGCCCGCCGATTGCAACCATGGGCCTGCCTGATGCCCCAAGAATCATGCTCATTTAAGTCAACCTCCAAGATCGTTGTGCAGCCTTCTTCTTCTCGGCTGCGGGTGCGTAGCTGGCTATGTCCTTGCCGGACATCACCAGATAGCGCAATGCGTCCAGAGCGTGATCGTTTTCCTTGACCACGCGCCCTTTGTCATCACGCCGATAGATTCGATACTCTGAAAGCAGGTTCAGGCACGACTTGAAAACCTTGATGCGGCCAGTCGATAAACGCTGCCACACCTCGTAAATGCCGGACTCCACGCTATTGATTGCCGGTGAAATGTTTAGCCCAAGCTCGGAGTACAGGTTGAATAGCTGCTCACCATCCTTTTGCCCCCTACCCCTCGATGCCGGATCAATCACCCCTGGCACCCATGCACCACGGGCCTTAATCGACTCGGCGTGAATGCTCGGCTCTGCTTGGCCACGGTAATGCTCGGCGTGAACGTACAAAATGCCCGAATCACCATCCCAAGCACCCCACACCACAGCAGTCCTATTCCAGCCCACATCCATGCCGTAGCTGCGTTTCCAATGGGTAGGCAGTGGAAAGTCATCCACCACAAACTCAGACTCTGCAATCGGGTAAATAGCCCCAGCACCCAGCGCCGGTATGCCCTTGGTCCGTGCGTCCCGCTGGTGAGGCGGGAGTTTGGCAATCATTTCTGCCTTGTCCAACTCCGACAAGTGCGGAACATCGTCCCAGCCGCAGGTAGTTACGTGCGGAGCGCCAACACCGCCATCGTGGGCTCTGCGCTGAATCTCCTGCACCAGCTTGGTCAAGCCCGATAACGGGGTGAACGTCAGCATTGACAACCCTCTGCGGGTCATCAGGCGGATCATTCCCTCCTCATATACGTCCTGTGGGCATTCCTCGTCAGCCCAAAACACGTCAAGCTCAAAGCCTTGGAAGATTTCACGCCCTTGCTCGTAACTTCTAAGCCACAGCTCAGACGTTCCGCCCGTAATGTGCTTAACCGTGACCTTCTCAACCGCACCCTTCACATGCGTCCTGGCCACATAGCCCACAATCGCCTCGCCTGGGATCAATCCAGTACCGATAAGCTCCTTTTGGTCGGTCGTAGCGCCCAGTAGCTTGATTTGCAGAATGTCTCGGGTCGTGTCGTGGGTATCTCCACTGGCCATTGCCCGGATAGAACCGTCAAACTTGCGGCCAACCCACCACTTGGGATAGTTGCCGGTCAAGTGATAGGCAATCTCAACTCCAGCCGATACCGTCTTGCCTGTCCGGTTTCCAGCAAGGAAAACCCGCTCTCGGTGTGTTGCCCCAGCATGGAAGAACTCCATGTGCTTGGGG